ACCATAGCGCCAAGCCCGCAGCATCCATGTTTGTCATCAACCCGAAGCCGGGGCCGCAGGCGCGAGCGTACGATAAATACTGATCAATGTTTCGCGAAGCTGTCGCATCAACGCCTGGTAAGCTGAGCAGCTCGCCGTTAACTAGCACGCCTTGATACGCACCGACAAAGCGGCGATCCACTTCTTCGCCGTCCATGATGAACATGGGGTGCGTTTGGTCCGGCAAGGCAGGATCAAGGTCTTTTGCATTAAACTTTGGCACCTTAAAGAAGTAGCTAGGTTGGTCCTTCTCGGTATAAAGCACAGTCATTGTGCCGCCGCTTGCGGCCTCAATTGATCTCCTCAACGTTTGATCCCGCAGAATGTGGAACGAGACTTTTTTGTCATCACCAACAAGAATCTCATCATCCGGGCTCAGATCGCCAGCCTCGATTTTTTGCCGCTCTGCTGAAACATTTGTTTCTCTGTCTAGTTGCTCTTGCACGGCGCTGCTAACTGGTTTGTCAGCGTCTGATGTGTTGTCGACGCTACCCAAGCCAACCTGCTCAGCAGTCACGCCGTGCGGATTATCATCGTTATCAATATGCTCATTAAGCGCCTGTTTCTCATCGTCTAAATAATCGCTAAGGCGTTCGCCGTCGTGGTCAACTAGCTCAGTGTCGTAATCGCCCCGCTCGGGGCTAATCGCACCTGCTCGACCATTGAACGACGTTACACCGTCTGATGTCTCGATCTTAACCCAGTTTTGCAAATCATCCGCGGGCTGACCAGCTAAAATATACGTGACAGAAATATCTGTGCGGATGGCAATATCACCTGTTTGCACATCGAGCGCTAGCATGTCCTGCTCACTCTCAACGACAAATGGCTCGGTGATAGCAAGCGCGGGCAGCTGACTTGTGCGTAGTTTTCCTTGGCTATCAAGCGTAGCTACTCCTGACGGCACTCCCTTCTGCGCTTTTGGGATTGCAGAATCAGCAGCGTCGCCTTGCGCTGCGGTGGCAAAATCTGACGTTTCGCGCGTGGCAGCGCTGCCTAACCCTAGGTTGTCTCGTGCTTCGGGGGCATCGGATAAATCGCCTAGATTGTTTTCTGCCTGCAAGAAAAACTCCACATCTTCTTTTGCAGCGCTGCCTATCTCGTCAATCTCAAATTCTCCGCGCAACCATTCACGGAGTTGCTCAGCTGATACTCTGCGTGTTACCCATCCGCCACCAGCGCGTGCGCTAACCTCAAAACGCTCGCCGCCGTCAATAGCATCGAGCGCAGTAATTTCACTAATTTTTACCCGTCTATTATTCAATTTTAAACTCCTTCGCCACTCCTAACGAGACCATCCTCAGCAACTCTAACATCGCCATCCTCGGAAATTCTAATCGCACCCCAGTAGACAGCGTCGCCGCCGCGTCTTACGCGCCAGTTATTCACGTAAAAAATCAAGCCGTTGCTATCACGCGGCAAACTCGTATTCGCGCTTATATTCCATGCGCCGCGCAGATAGCTATACATCTCACCATCAGCCGCGCCGTCATCCTCGAAACGCTCTAATTTGTACAGCAGCACCCGTGTTTTTTGCAGCAGAGCCTGTACGTCTGCGTCGTTTTTACCACGTGCTCGCACCTGAACGTTAAAATCTTGCGTACGATATCCAGTCCGCTCATTACCGCTCATCCAGCGCGGTCTATCGCTGCCGTAATCGTAAACTGTGAGCGTATTGTTTGGCTGCGCTGGCTCGTGGTTAATGAATATATCCTCACCAATGATGCCAACGCCATGACGCTGCAAAAAAAGCGCTACTAAATGTGCTGCTGATTACACTCGTCTTCTCCTGCCGCCGCCCTAAAAATAGCGTCTTTGTTTTCGTTTAGTGCCGTTTCCAAAAACTTAGCTTGACCCGTCGGGTGGTGCGCTGCTAAATCCTCATGCACGTAAATCGCGTAATTTTGCTTCACCTCGATTTTGGCACCTTTTTCTGTTGGCGATGCAAACTGGTTTGAGCGCAGCGAGCCTGTATCCACGGGCGTTAGCTCTTTGCTGCGTGCCACCACACGGTGCGCAGCTTTTAATAGCCCCCGCTGCGTGTTTTTCTCGATTGCCGCAAACTCCTTTTTCAGGTTTTTGTGAAGCTGCTTTAATCCAGTGATTTTGCTCATGGCGCATTGCCTCGTATGTCGCCGCGTTTTGCGTAGGTTATGGAGCCGCTAGACACAGTAATTGCCCGCCCTGCTGCCCCACCTTGTCCGCCTTGCCCGCGGGTGTGTGTGCCGCTTTTTGTTGATGCCTCTAAACCGTTTTCGCCTGACTGCCCTAAATCGCCCCCTCGGCCACCTCGGCCACCCTGAGCTGTGGCGCCCATCGATGTGGATGGGCTTGTGGTACCGCCTGCGCCTGCTGATTCACCCGAGGCATTCCCTCCTGGCTTGCCGTAATTAATTACCGATCCGCCACTCGCCTCGCCGCCCACGCCCCCCAAACCTCTTTGCTGCCCACCGCCGCCACCGCCGCCACTACTGATTAGATTATCAAAAATCTGTCCAGTTGCGTGCTGTATGTACTGATACGCACCACCACCACCACCACCACCACCGCCGCCGCCGCCGATAACTCCGCTATTATCAATAACTAGGCTGTGCCTAGTGATCAAAGCTGTGCCGCCACCTCTGCCGTTCGCGCCTGCGTAAAGCGATTTATCGCCCCGCTCTGAATAATGAGCATTACCACCTGCGCCGCCTGCGCCGCCTTTGCCCGCTATAAGTGCTCCGGCTCGTAGCACTAATGTTGCCTTTACCCCCGCGTTTATGTACTCCTGCGGTAAATTGTAATCCATAGCATGGATAAACGTATCGACGCTTCCTACCGTCACTCCACCCCAAACCGTTACAACAATCTCATCGCCCGCTTCCGGTGTGTACGTCGGGTATGCCGCAGCAAACAGAGATGCAATTTTAACGTTGTTCACGTCAGTCTGTATTTCAAGCGGCCACACTGTCGGCCTGCCCGTTCCTGCCTCGCCAATAGGTGCTGCAATGGCGTGATATGTCCACGTTGCTGTCTCTGGGTTTTCGCTCACACTCGTCACCTGCGCAGGCATCACAATTTCATGGCCTGCGTCGTCAGTAATTAGCCGTGATTTAAATTTAAAAAAATCACCTAATGTGAACTCATTGTCTTTTGCATCAACATCGAATTTCAGCTCGTAAAAATCATCATGGTGCAGCGCTTTTAATTTGTTTGCTAAATCAGCTGCTAGCGTACCATCTAGCATATAGCCGTTGATTTTTTGGATGCTGCCCACGCGGCGGCGCTCGTCGGCTTCCTCATCAATGTTTAGCTCGACATGCACCGCTTTATAGTTCTGATCTTTGTCGTACTCATCAGTCCAGCCCAAAACGCTGTGGTTAATATAAATCCGCGTGTGCACACTGTTCGAAACTTTTTTAATATCTAGCGAGCCTTGCAGAAAATTAGCAAACTCATCTAGCAGCGGGAGTTGAGGCAAAAAATCAGCCGTTGCGGCAAGCGATGCGCCTAAATGGATGCTAGCTGTACGTTCATCCCAGTACACAAAAAATAGCGTTTGCTCGGCAATCTGTGACAGCGTGTCTAGCACTGGCTGCGGCTCTGTGATAATAAAATTATAGCTTCGCTCAAGCCACGGGTACCTGCCTAAAAATCTCGACCATTGCGGGTTGTTGATAATGCCCGCGCCAAGTTTTGATATATCTGTATAGTTCAGCAGAATATCTTTTAGCAAATCATCGATGCGGATTGTTTTAGGTGTTAACGCAAGCTCTCTACCCGTTGGATTGTATGCGCGCTGTATTGTTGTGCCTGCTGATTGATCGGACGGTGAGCGCCCACCTTGGTGCTCTGGTTTTCTGTAAACGCCCTTTGTTTCAGGGTTAATCCACGCCAAATCATCCCCTAGCGTAAAATACGCCCGATTGTCGGCATCAGGTGTTGGTATTTGATCAAATCCGTACTCGGCCCATTCCTGAGCGCTCATTGTGCCATACTGATCAGCCGGCAAATCTTTGTACAGCTGAATCTCGCTAGGCCTGGGTATCATCGCATGTTTAAAACCCGCAAGGTAAAGCGGGTCTTGTGCTCTGATTTGCAAAACGCCGTCACTTGACACGCCGCCAACATCAGTAATTACAAATTCGCGCTTTACCATGCTTGCCAAATGGTAGCTGTCCTGAACATGGCCCGTTATCCATACAATTTTACGAGCCTCGAGATATTTGTTTCGAGCGAGGTATTTTGTAAAAAACGTGCCATTTTCGTTGGGGTCGATAGGCGCACCATTTGCCTGCGCACTGCCGTCAAAACGACCTATGTAGTATTTATCCTGTTCGCGATCATTGCTCGCTGCATCACCGAGTGTGACAGACAGAGTTGCGCGTGTGCCCAACGGTGTTTTGCTATCGTCTAGTGTCGCCACGTTGATTGATGCAGGGCGGTGATTTGCGCTCATTAAAAACGGATAAAACGAATCTCGGGACACATCTATTCCCGCATCGCTCAACCATAACCGGAGATTGGGCGGGCTCACGCCCTGCATGTTTGCAGGGTCGTAAAAAACATCTACGTGCGCGCCCAAGTTAAATGAGCTTGGCACGGGGCACGTAGATATTGTGTTGTAGCATTTTCTCTCCACGTCACCGCCCAGCACAGCAGGGCATGACGTGCCGAAACTGCGCTCGCACGTGTCACGATAAATTGCAATAAGTTGTACTGGATACCTAACGCTCATACTAACCAGCTCGTCTAAAGTTAAATGTTTGCGTGCCCTGAATAACGTCACCCGTATAGCCAAGGTTTGGCGGCGCATCAAGCCACCCATAACTGACGTATTTTACATTGCCCACCTCGTAGCACAAATAAACCGGCCTCGTTTCTAGATAGCGCCTGAGCTCGCCGAAGCGCGACAAAAACTCTGGCGTAATATCAATTTCAAGCGGAGTTATTTCCTCAACTGCCGAACTGCTAACAATTGCACGGCCAACGAACTCGCCGCGCTCGCTAGTTTTGTTCGTGTAGCGTACGTTACGATTAAACTGTGCTGGCGCGAAGCTGCCCGCCTGAATGCATCCAAGCTCGTATTTATCACCTGCTGCGATATTTACTAGCCATCCTCCTCCCAAAACATTTACAGTTGTTTCTGCAGCGTCTACACTGTCAAAAATAACCGCTTGCAGCGATAGATCCCCGCCGCCCTGATAATGGGTTGACGAGCGCACAGTTGCGCTAGTCACTATGTTGTTTGCTATGTTGTCATCAGCTCTAACGAGCATACCAACGACCTGCGGGGCATCGTTTATCGTTAGCACCAAATCGTAGTCTGAAAAACCCACAGAATCATACGTAAACGGCGTCTCAACTGGCGAGCCAAGCGGGTCAATAATAGGAGACGTAACATTGTGAAACCCTGCGTTGGGTAAAATTATAAACGCCATTTACGACCACCCCGCAATTTTTGCACCATCTTTTATTTCACGGTTAACAATATCAATAATTTGTTTGCCATCGTAAAGCATGTCAGGATTTAAACCGCTCAAATGTATGTTTTGTGTTGTCGCTTGCTGCTGCTGTTGCTCGCTAAAGCCCGTTCCGCCCTGAGCATTAGGCGTGCCAGTAGGCGCGCTACCACCACCACCGAGGCTTGTGCTTTTTATCGCTGATATGTTTTCAATACCTGCTGCACCCACCATTGCAGCAAGTGGTGGCCCCACAATGGGCCCAAGCGCCCACGCTTTTTGCACACCTGAATACATATCCATTGTGGCGCTAGCGATAGCTGCAACTTTGCCCGCCTCAAACATTTTCCTGTTTTCGCTATTCATCAGCGTTGCGGCCTGCCCTAGCGCCGTTTTAATGCCCGCGAGCTGAGTTTGGCTCCTGCGTTTCTCGATGGCTGCCATGCCATCCTCAAACTCCTGTTTTGCGCGCAGCATTGCGTCGTAGTGCTCTTCGTGCGTGATCAGCTCCTCTTCTAGTGCATCGTCAAGGCGCTCCATTTTCTCTTCGTGCTGCTGCTCTAGCTGCTCTTCTTCTGTCAGGTTAAAATCAAGCACGTTTTGGCGCATTTCTTTTATTGCTGCGGCGTGATCGCTTTCGAGTTGCTCGGCTCGCTCTTTGTATTCCTCATCTGTTAATGCCTCGGCCTCGCGTGCCGTTTCGAGCATTTCTTGGCGCTCTGCTAGGCTATCGCCAAGCGCTTGTAGTGGTGTGCGCCCTATCGCCAAGGCTTGCTCTCGCATTGTCTCAAGTGCAGCCTGGGCTGCCTCAGCTTGGCGCTCTGCTTCGGCCGCTTGCTGCGCTGCATCGTCATCCGCTTTTTTTGCGGATTCCATGGCATTAATATCGGCTAGAATTTCACGAGCTTTCTCTAGCTCCTCGAGTGATGCGCCCTCTGCGCGCAGGTCGTACAGCACCACCGCATCATCAGACATTCCCCAAATGTCACGAGCACGCTCTAGCGCCGTAATTTGGTCGTTTATTTTGCTCGTGGTGGCGCTAATACTGCTGTTTACCTTCTCCTGCGAGCCACTGGCCGCGGCTGCGTATGCATCATGGGTTTTTTGCAAATCGCGCAACGCTTGGGCAGCATCATCCACTCGCCCTTTTTGCAGTCTGATTTTTTCTAGGTAGTCATCGTAGCCTTTAGAGCCTGCGCCCATTCCACGCATTTGATTGTTGAGCGACTCTAGGCGCAGCTCTGCAATTAGGGCGGCTCGTGCCGCATCAGCTAAATCTTTTTCAATCTCAACTAATTTTGCATCGGCTTGGTTGCGCGTGAGGCTAGTTAGCTCGCTGTTTAAGCGCTCAACACGGCCGCGCAAATCCTCAGCGGATGGGATTGCCTCTTTGTTTTTAGTAGCAAAATATGCAATTGCTGTACCTGCTGCTATCGCCACCCCTGCGGGGCCACCAAGCAGCGCTAAAGCACCACGTGCTGCACCTGCTGCAACACTCATTGCAGCCATGCGAGTTGCCGCAAGCTGTGACACGCCTGCCATTGATGCGAGCGCCGCCTGGTATCTAATCGCCTCAATGCGCCCCGCAGCCATTGCCGCCACAGACGCGCCAACCGATGCCACCACGCGACCCGCCAGCACACCCGCTAGTACCACGGCTGCGTCTTTTACTAGCGTCAAGCTTTCGGCCCACGGTTTTAGGTTGCCAGCGCTATCGAGCGGCTTAATTGCTGCCGCTAGATTGTGCAGTGCGCCGCCAAGCCCCTCAGTTGCACCTAGTGCAGTATCTGCAGTGCCCGCAAGCTCTGCAACACTCGTGCGCAATGCCGCCATGCCGCTACTCATTGAGGCGGGCATCTCGGCCGCTTTTTGCGTTAACTCCTCAACGTTTTTAATCAGCGAATCGCTCAGCATGTCGGCGGCTAATCGGCCTTCACGCGCCATTTTTTGCAGCTCTGCCGTACTCAAGCCAAGCTCGAACGATAGCTGCTGTATAATGACTGGCGCGTCACGCATCACTTGGTTGAATTCCTGCTGCGAAACGTGGCCGCGTGAGATTGAGCGAGAAAGAGTATCTAGCGTTTGACGCTGCTTTTGCGCACTGGCGCCACTGGCGACAATAGCCGCATTCATCGCAACCGTTAATTTTGTTTGCTCTTGAGTGCTATAGCCTAAGTCGTCTAGAGATTGCGAGTTTCGATTGTACGAGCGAGACAGCTCAGCTACGTTTATGCCAGTTTGGATTGCGTAATCGGAAAACGATGACATAACCGCGGCTGCTGCTTTGTGACTGCCTGCGGTGCGCTCGATGACAGCGCTCATTTCGCGCCACTCGGCTGCGTACTTTGTAACAGCGGATACAGCTAGCGCAGCGGCCGCAGCGCCTGCCATTTTTGCTAACGACGAAGCAACGC